CGCCAGAATTAATTGTTATTGGACCAGTGGACATTGCGTTTTTATTAGTTGTGATTGTATAATTAGTTGTCACAGTTTGAGAGTTTTCTATGAAAACTTCGTCGCTACCACCACCTGTTGCTCCACCACCTAACGCACCCCAAGCACTACCATTATATCCTTCAAACTTAGTCAACGTGGTGTTAAATCTTAACATACCTGTTTGTGGGCTTGCGTCTCTTTGTGCAGTTGTACCTACTGTGGATTTTATTGAGCCTGTTCCAGTAAAGTCTACATAACCTGTTCCGTCTGGATCTAAAGTTATGTTACCATTTGTATCAGTAGAAGAAAGTGTATTGCCGTCAAGTTTTAAATTATCAACTTCAAACGAGCCTGTTCTTTTTTCATTAGGTTGTAAAACAGTAACCACAGCACCACTACCAGCACCGTCAAACTTTAAAACGACATCTTTACCATTAGGTATTTCAAAATCGTTTGACGCATTGTATGTGCCTTGAAAAACTATAACACTCCTACTAGCAGAAAGACTGTTACGCATAAATACTATTTTTTCTGCATTGTTAGGTGTTAACTGTACATAAGCAGTTCCACCTAAATCACCACCATCATTAAACTCTATAAATTTATTTCTACCATTAGAACTTGAACCATCTGTAATAGGTAAAGCTGTTGGAGAGCCTGAACTACCTGCAGACGATAAAGTTACAGTTATAACACCGTTTATTGCTTCATCTAAAATATCAAAATTAGTATTAGTTGTTGTGCCCCATGTACCACTTTGGTCACCAGTGGCCATTTTTTCAATACCTAAATTGGTAGTATATGTACTAGTCATAATTAGTCAATCCTAATAATTGCAGTGCTACCAGCAGCAGGGAAAACAATTCTAAAAGTTCCTGCAGAAACTGTAAAATCTCCACCAAATGCTAAAACTGCTATCGCTTTATTAGATGCTGAAGTGTTATATATTAAAGCACCATTAGCAGTAAAAGATGCACTTGTCCATTCTGGATCATTAAAATCTACATACGCAGTAGTGCCACTAGTGGCTATGGTTGCACCTGTTAAAGTGTTACCACCTGCCGAGTATCCTGTGCCTGATATTTCGTTTGTGGTTGCATATGCAGTTGTACTTGCACCTAAAGTAGCTGAACTTGTATAAAGTGCTATTTTTAAAGTGTCTGTGTCTAAGTCGTGCTCTTTGTTTAAAAGTTCCTGTTTAAAACTTGTGCACATTGCTTGTGTTATTGCCATTGGTTAAATACCTCCGTTGTATTCTGCTGTATAATTTCTAACCATCTCTTCTTGAAACCCTTTTATTGCTTCATCAAATTGTGCCTTATATAAGTTTAACGTGTCTTGGGCTTTAAGAAAAGCAGAAGTTTCATAAAGTGATGCTGAAAGTAAAACATTCTCTGCATTGTCGCCAATCCAACTATTTGCATTAGAACTAGAAAGTCCAGTTTCTGGTGCTATAAAGTCAACTTGATAACTAAGTGTTGCACTAGGAGTTGGTGCTAAAGTTAAAGTAATTCCTGATGTAGTAGCATTTTTAGTGCTGTACATTTCAGGTGTCCCTGTTGTACTAGCATTTGGCCAGTAATCTCTTAAGTAAGAATCTACCCTATGGTCTAAGTAAACTAGGTTACTTGACGAGTTAGTTATAGAAACTTGACGTACCATTCTAGCATCAGCCACCGTATAGTCAGCTGTGCCTATTGATAGTGTGCCTGTTGTAGTTTTTCTAAAACAAGGCAAACTAGGTAAACGTTGAAAAATCATTTCTTCAGCTTGTGCAATAATAGTATTTATAGAATTGTCTAGTTCTGTAGAGTCGTCTTCAACAAAATTTTTAATATTTGTAACTAATGTAGAATAATTCATAATTTAATTTCCCCAAGTTCCCGTACTCCAAGCATCTTCACCCCAACCTCTATTAACTTGTATAGAAACTGTACCTAAAGCACCTGTACCATTTAAACCTGTTTCTGTTATTTCTGCCTCTGCAGTTTCTGTACCAGTAGCACCTGTAGCACCAATACCTGTAACTCCTGTAACAATTACAAGTAAATTACCATCCCCAGCTAAACCAAAACCCTCTATTGCACCTGTACCATTTACACCACTTGGTAAAGCTGATAGTGTTAAACTTTCTGTACCAATAGCACCTGTACCGTTTACTCCTGCTTCAGTTATTTCACTTTCTGTAACCTGAGTTCCTAAAGCACCTGTACCATTTACTCCTGAAATATTTTTAGAAGTTATAAAGGTTTCTGTACCAATAGCACCTGTACCGTTTACTCCTGAAACTGAAACGTCTAAAGTAATAAATAAAGATATTGTACCTAAAGCACCTGTACCGTTTACTCCTGTTACTTCACCAGATGTAAAAAATTCAACTTCTGTAAACTCTACAACTCCAACTCCACGCATACCTATGGTTCTAGGTCTGTCTTTAGGATCTAAAAATATATCTCCATAATTATAACCAACATGAAATTCAACATTTTCTGGATCGTTGTCTGGTCTTGGCTGAAAAAGAGCAACAGCATCTATTACATTTTTAGGAGGAGTAAGTTGTGGATGCTTTGGGTCGTAGTCTTCTGGCTCTACCCTTTGACCTTTCCAGTTTGTTTTTAAAGATTTATAAGGAACTTTAAAACCTGAAATATCACTTATTGCATAAGACTTTTTCCCTTTTGCCCTTTTTATAGCCATCTTAAGATAAATTAAGTCCTGTTGGTCTAACTCTTAAAGAAACTCCGTCATTGTCAGCAGATGCAGCAAAATCAAAAGCCCTTTCGTACATTGAATTTAAAACTTCAAACTTTTCAGGATTAAACTTTAATGCTAACTTGCTAGCCAAACCTGCACATATACAATCTGACCATCTGTAAGGAACATCTGCCTCTTGGTTAGATTCAGTTATGTCTTCTAGTTGATTTATTGACCAATAAACAAAACTATAAGAGTTATTGTCTGGAACTTGCCAAACATAAACTATTGGAGTGTATTGTTTATCTAACATGTACTGTGTTGGTTTACCTGAAGAACTTTTATTAGGCAACTGATTATAGTCAGCCATACTAATTCTTTCTACAGGAGTGTCAGTTGTTGTACTGCCAACAGTTTCCCTTACTACAACATCTATTAAATCAATAGTTCCTGCTGGTAAAGTGTAAGTTGTTGTGCCACTAGCAAGAGTTAAAGTGTTGTTTTGTACTGTCCAATAATTTATACCTCTGTTAGACCACTCTGAAAAAAGCATATTTAAACTACGTCTTGCAGAAACTGCATGGTATCCTGTTCTTGTTTGAGAATCTATACCACAACGTTCATATGCTTCAGCAATTATTTCTTCAACATTTGGTCTAAATGCAACTGTACCTGATGTTGCCATATATATATTTACTCCTAGGTTAAAGAGTTATTCTGAAAATTTAACTAAGCATAAAAAAGAGTTACACTATCACAAGCAGTTAAATCTAAATATACATCTGTTTCAAACAATATCCCATTTTCAGGAATATTCAAAGAATGTACATCACCTGTTGTGTAAGTTAAAGAAAGTTTTGTTGTGCCACTAGACCCACCGTCTTTCAAAACTACTGCAGGAGAACCAGAACTAGAAGTATGTACTACTAACTGTTTTACTCTGGCTCTTCCACTAACAAATGCTCCATCAGCAGTTCTAGTAACAGCAATTACATCAGACATTGCCATAATTATCCCCTATTACGATGCGTCAGAAGTGCTTGACAATCCAAAAAACTTCAGAACAACTACTGTGTCCCCACCAGGATCTCCAGAAAGAACAACTTCAACTTCGTCTGCTGTTTCTGTAGCAGCAGTAGTTGCACCACCTGACATACCTAAAACACCATTACATGGGAAAAAACCTTTAAATCCTGTACTATTAACTGCAGCTGTAATACCATCAACAAACCCATCAGTATCAGCATCAGTGCCAATATCGACTAAGTTAACTGCATTAGCAGCAGCAGTTGTAACTGCAACAGTTACACCCATAGGAATAAAGTTAGACGGAATACCTATTGAAGATTCTTTACCTGTAGTCGCACCATTAGCAACTGTAATAGTTGCCACATAAGTTTCCATTGACATTGTGCTTGTTACTGTGCCAACAGAATTTGTTTTAATCGAATCAAACCCATCTTTAGATCTGACTGGACCTGAAAAAGTAGAATTAGACATTTATTTCTCCTTGTCTTTGTCTATTGTCAGCTTTCGCTGTCAAGGTGAAAGAAGAGAGGGAGTATTACCCTCTCTCCGTGTTTATATTTATGCTTATGCAGCACCCTCTGAACCAAAAACACCTCTCCAGTCAGTAAATCCGAAAGAAAATCTTTCTCTTACTTTGTATCGAACGTTTCCAGTTTCAAAGTCTCCCTCCATACCTTTTTTCAAAGGTGAACGTTGGAAGTGCTTTAAGCCATCAGGCACATCAGTTTTAACAAAAAATGCATCTGAGTCTGTTAGTCTACGCATAACGTGATAACCTTGTGGTAAATAACCACCAGACCTAATAGCATTAATGTCGTTGTCTGCTGTTCCTGTTCTAAGTTGTGACTCTAAAAGTCTTTCTGCAACAAAAGTGTAAGCAGTTGGTATAATTAACATTGTACCTTGTGCTGCAACTCTTAAACCTCTATCATCTTTCATGTCGGCTATTTGAATTAAAATAGATTCTAAAGATGTTTCAGAAAGGTCAGCAGCAGTTGCAAGTGTGTTACTTTGATTGCCACTTCTAGTTGGGTGGGCTGTGCTAAGTAAAACTACACCGTCACCACCTTCATAACCAGCAGAAGTTGCATTGTTTAAAACATTTGCTGCTTTAATTTCTTTTGTTGATGCCATGGATCTTGCTAATGCTTTTGTATACCTAGAAGCAATTGAACCATACTGTCCATCTTCTTCTGCCTCTTCAGTAATACTAAAAGCTAAAGCAATAGTTTCGTGCTGATAACGAGCAGTCCACTGTTGGCTACCAGAGTCATAAGAAATAGCAGCACCCTCATTTTTCACTGGTGCAGTGCCAAATCCCTCTAGTAAAACATCCTCTTCAAATGCTCTGTTTGAAGTGTTTGCTTCAAAAACAGCTGCATATTCTGGAGGATACGAATCGTACTCAAGACCAAACAAAGTGTTTAGTCCTGGCTCTAACATTTTTGCAAATTGTGCTCTATTCATTGCCATAATCTAAACTCCTTATTTATTAAATACCTGCACTGTCTTTTAAAAGATGCTCATTAACAAGCACTTCCATGACAGCATTAGCACCAAAATCATTATCAGGTGCATCATGCAAAGCTAAAATTTTACATGTTGCTGTTCCAGCAGCCATTGTGCCAGAAATTTCAAAACCTGATTGCCCTGTTGTTGTTGAACCTGATCCTGCTACAACATCTGCACAGTTACCAATATTGGTTTGTGCTGGAGAACCAGCAGACTGTACTTTGTATACTGTGTAAGGATCGTCATAAATGTAAGCAACAATATCTGTTGCTGTTGTACCTGATGGCCAATATTGACTGTAAACATAAGAACCATCTGAAGCAGTGTAAGAAACACCAGCAAAAACACCTATGTTGTTAACTTCAGTTGCTGTGTGTGGTGTTACTTGACCATTTGCATCTATAATACATAAATCTCCAGTGAAAATATTTTCTGCTAAACCTGAAGCAATAGTATATTTGTTTGCTCTAGCTGCATTGCCACCCATGGTTCTAATAGGTACAAACCCAAAAGCTGCATCTACGTTTGCCATTGTAAAATACTCCTATTAAAAAAAATTAATCATCCATAATCGGTAAACCTGTCCGACCACGACTCATTGTTGATTGTCTGTCCTGTGATATAGGTAATCCCGAACGATTGCCTAAAGCGTCCAAGTCACTTGCTATTGACTGATTTTGCTCTGCGTTTCTGCCTTTATAGTAGTTTTTCATAGCATTATGCTTTTCTACAGGCATCTCACATAACAACATCCCTTCAACACCAATACAACCTGCCCACTGTCCGTGATTGATAGTTGGGTATCTCTTATCTTTCACACTATCTGCAGAACGTGGATTCCAGCCTGCACGCATACGTTTATATACGTTGTCTGGAGTTTCTTTCCCCTGAATCGAGGTAGCAATCCACCTTTGGATCATACCATCACGTGGTGCTGGTGCGTCCAATAAAGAGGGTGGTTTCCATGCAGTTTCCTGCCGAGCCTCTTCTACTCGTAAATTCTGTCTAGATTCGTTTGCTCTAACATTCCTTTTAGCCATGATTATTTTCTCCCATTATTTTGTTGGTTGCGTATTTCAGATTCATATTTTTTAAGACTTTTCTCATCTGTTATACCTAATTCTCGTGCCATTCTTAATTGGTCTGTTGTTAAACGAACTCTGTTACCATTATAAGCACTTGTAGAACTTGTACTTGCAGTTGGTGCCACTGGCGACCTGTTTTTAGTTCTTTCTGGTGCTTTATTAGGTAATATTAACTCGGGAAAGAGTTTTCGTAAACGACTATTTAAGTTGTCGTAATATTCTTCCGAATTTTTATCATACCCTTCCACGTCCAATTGCACGTCAATAGCCCTTGCAGCAGCAGTTTCTTTTTCAAAACCTTGCGCATTAAACCATCTGTTTTTCTGCCACCAGTCCATTGCTTTTTGTGGAGGAGGTACAGATGCTGCTTCAGCATGCCCAACTGTTGGTGAGTTTTGTGCTTGGATTTTTTGTTGCCTACGTTGCATTTCATTAACTCTCATAGTGGCACGCATGTCTGCTAGCTGTTCTGAAAAATCAACTTGTGCTTGAGTATCACCCTCTTCAACAGCTTTTGCTAGTGCTTGTTTAGTTTCTGTGTAACGTTTATTAAATTCGTTTTCTACTCTTGTTTGAGAGCCTTTTTCTAAACGTTCTAAACGTGTTTGGAGTTGGTTGTACTGTTGCTGAAGTTTTTCAGTTTCCTGTTCAGCGTCTCGTCTTTGAGATATTAGCTTGTTGATTCTTTTTTGAACCTTAGCACTATACTCTTCTTCAGACTCTTTTTTTTCAGGCTGTTCAGCTTTAGGTTTAGTTTCCTGTTCCTGAGTTTTTTCATCAGTAACCTCTATTTCAAAATCACTTTCAGCAGACTTTTTAATTGTATCTTGAATTTGCTGTTCTACTTTTTTGATTTCGTCTTGAGCTTTATTTTCATTTTCCATAATAATTCCCTTTTTTAGTTTTAATCTAAATAAGAAGTAATTTTAACACCGTCAGGTAAAATTGCTGTAACTTCGTCATCGTTCAACAGCAAATATTTTTTACCGTTTACAATGAGTTTTTGACCAGCATATTTACCATATGTAATAAAATCACCTACCTTTGGCCAGTTGCGAGACTTCCACTTATCACCTGTTTCTCTGTCTCTATATGCCAACTCACCCATAGCTAAAACTTCCCCATGAGCAGTTAAGTATTCTTCTGCATCTTGGGCTTTGCTTGGTATTACTATGCCACCTTGAGTTTTTTGTTTTGGTTCATTGGGTTTAATTAAAACTTTCCAGCCCAATGGCACTGGTAAAGTGTTTTCATGTTGATGAGACATGTTATTCATCCTCTTCATTTAATTGTTTAATAAATTCGTCAATACTATCACAAGACCTTTGTAGACCTTCTGCTATACCAACGTTCCTAGTGTAGCCATTATAGTCAGTCATACGACCTTCTACCATGTCACTTGCTAGTGCTGTTTTTTGCTCCTGAAGTTTCTTTTTGAGTAACCTCATTATTTCTGTTAGTGTCATTGTTTAACTTAACCTTTCCTGAAATTGAAACTCCTTGAACTTGTACTTCTACAACATTTTGACTATTGTTATCAGTATTTTTTTCCATACTTTTTCTTAGTCATTTTCTTTTTTTTAGCAGGCATCTTTTTTTTATTACCATGTTTCATTTTGCTTCTCCTTTTTTTACTTTGTTTACTAATTAACGACGAAAAATTAGTCCTATTCATCATCGTCGTCCTCCTTCATCAAGCTATCACTTCTACTTTTAGCAAAACTAATAGCATCTGATTCACTGTCAAAAATCTCTAAATTTTCTCCTGTAATTGGATCCACATAACCGTTTTGTTCATAAAATTCAGATAACTTTTTTTCACTTTCTTCAATTCTACCACCCTCAAAAACAGACGGCACATTAACCCATTTAGTGTTTTTTGCAGGTTTACCGTCTTTGGTTCTTGTTAGTGGTATTGTCCTAGTTATTTCACTATAATAACCGATTGGAGCTAAAAAATAAACAGGTCTGCCAGACTCAGTATACTGTCCTGTAAAGTTTGAGGCAGTAGCTTGTTCAGGACTACCAACACTTAAACCAGTAACAGTAGCAACAGGAGCACCGTAAAGTTTAACTAAAGAACTTAAACTGCCTATGTTTTCAGGAGTTCCTGTACCAATATCCTTAAAAGTTGCACCCTCTTCAAAGTCAAAGTCCTGTTTTAATTTAAATCCTGGTTGGCTATAAACAGGAGTATCAGGTGGTAAAGTTTTTAAATCAGGTTGATTAGTTTGCATAGAGTATAAAGCACCTTGTTGATCTATTGGGTCTACATATTTTGGGTTAGGGTTAAATTTTAAAACTCCGTAAGGATAATTTTTACTACCTAAAACTAAGTTTCTATGACGACCTTGATGACCTGTTATCATAACTTTTGGACCATCTGGAGTTTCTACAACTTCATAATTTAAAAAAGGTGTATAAGATATTGGAGTTTCTTGGTCAATTAAATTTTGTATTGTCTCTATTTTAGACTTGTCAGGAAAAGGCAAAGGCGATGCTGCTTTACCAAAGTCTCTTGGAGCCATAACACCTACTTGACTAGGTTGTAGTTTTTTTGTTTCAGGATTTAAATAAGGTACAAATGCGTCGTAAATTTGTTGACGGTCGTAAATGTTTAAAAGTTCTGGATTCTCTTCAATAAACTTATTTAATCTTGTTTCTACTGTTTTTTGCTCTTCTTTGGGCAATTCAGCTTTATTTTTTATACTTTGTAAAAAGTTGCCTAATTTTGGTACAATAACTTTAGAAAAAGCACCCATAATTTTACTTTATACCTCCTAGTGCTCCGATTGTTGGTTGTTGACCAAATTTTTTCTTCATCTCTGGAGTAATTTTTATATAATTTACAAAAGGTATAATACCGTTAGGATTATTTTTTTTATCATATTTTATAAAAGCAAAATCTGTTACATCACCATCACCACTTACACTATGTGTTTCCCGATCACTGACATTAAAAAACATTTGATCCATGTCTGGTAAGTCTGCCATTTGTTCAACTGTTAAATTTTTAAAGTTTTCATTATCAAAAACCATCTTTGTTGGGGCAACGTCATTTAAATGATTTTCAGTTTGTTCTTTAAGACTGAACGGTCTTTCATAACTTTCTCTATTAAAATACCCATCTGCTTCATTCCAAGCATGCAAATTAAAAGGTTTCATTCCTGTCAGACCATCATTGTAAAAAACATCACCATCTTCATCTTGCTCCGTATAGGTTTTTCTATATAAACCAGATATTCCAAATTGCCCTGTTTCACCATCATACTTTTTAGAAACTTTTTCTAAAAACTTAGGTATTTTTTGATTGTATAAATTTTTATAAAAAATTTGATAATCGTCACCCCATTTATCCATTAACATACTAGCCCTAGGAATAGCAACATAATCATAACCCTCATTTATAGCTTTCATTATTGCGTTTTTTAAAAGTATTTCATGATAGTCTTTTTCATACGGAAAAGCATTTTTTAAATCGTTAACATATTTTTTAATATAATTTGCTCCAGGATCATTAGGATCTTCAAATACTTTTTTTATAAAATCTTCTGCTTGTTTTTCTATTTCGCTAATAATTACAGGAACGTCTGATTGGAGTTCGTCTACATATAAAACTTTATCATAATCTTCATTTTTAATATTAAAAAAACTATTAGCATACTCGTCTGGGTTTGAATAATCTTTGTCGTAAAAATTACCTAACTCTCTAGCATCTACAACTCCACGATCAGACAAAAGTAAATTACCAAACGGCATACCTTTTTTAAAATAAGTGTCTGCTGTTCTGTAGTGATTTCTACGTTGTATTATACTGTCAGCTTTTTTAAAAAAATTTGCTACTGCAGGTTTAGCCATGAACAACTGTTGTTCGTTGTCAACAGACGATTCTAAAATGTGTTTGTTTGCTGAGTTCCATGTAAGTGGGGTTGCAACTTCGTAAAGTTTTTTACTATCTAAAACAAACTCCCTTTTATTACCACCACCAACACTTTGGTAAGTTATGTATTTTGCTGGTACATTACCAACTTTTAATTTTTTAGCTCTTTCATCGCCAATTAAACCTAAACTTTTTAAACCGTTTACAATTTGTAATGAAGATTCGTTGTCTGAAGATTTTTTAAAAGCACTACGAACACCATCTGCCATAATCCAGTTTGGTGGCACTCTGTCCTCACCAAGATAACCTTTAAGTTCTTCAATATTAGTTATATCTACATAACCCTCTTTACCACCTTTACCTTTGTCCCATAAAATTTTAGGACTAGCATTATTTTCATCCCATTTACCTCTAGTAATAAAATTGTGAGTGTTACCCTGATTGTCTTTAATAGATCTTTGTATTGCTCCGTCTGTTAAAAGTTGGTAGTCGTTAGGAGTTAAATCTTTAGGGTTAACTCTATCACTCATGTTTTTAACGTCTTTTTGATAATTTTGTAATGCGTTAGCCCTTAATTTTAAAAGTTCTTGGTACTGGTCTATTGTTTTATTAAAAACTTCCTCATCTCCACCATTTAGTAAAATTAAATTATTCAAATCATCACTGGCTCTATTTTTAGACAAATTAATATCTGTTAAATTTTCATACATAAAAGATTCATCGTTTATGTATCTTGGGAAAACTTTTTTAAATTTATCTGCGCCAAATTTTTCAAAATAATTAATTTTATAAATTTCATTAAATAACTCAGCATCTCCTGTATTGTTAGCATAGTTAAATCTACGACGACTATCAAAAACATTTTTAGGATAATTATCGTCTTTTTCACGACCAAGTTTAGCAGCAAGATAATTTATAGACAAAGGATCTGTTTCAATAGTAGACTTGTTATTGTTGTAAAGTTTTGCCCAATTATCAGAAGTATCATACTCACTTAAATACTGTACTTTACTTAAAATATCACTTTTAAGACCAATACTGTCAGCTTTAACTATGTAGTTTTTTAATGCAGAGTAGGTTGAGTCGCTTAAAAGCAAAGGACTCATACGAACAGCATTACGAGTGCCTCGTATTGTTGGTAAATTAACAGCATTACCTGATTGTGTTGGGAAAAAGTTATAAATATCACCTATTAAAAGAGTTTTAATTGAGTTTAAATCTTGAGGAGATGGGTCTCCTGCTCCATCGTAATCTCCAAACTCATTTAAATTTAGTTTACTATCCTCTTTTAAACCTCTATATTTGTCCCAGTTTACAATATGATAACTTCTTATTTTATCATAGTCTTTTTTAGTAAAAGTACCATCTTTAGCTAAGTCTTTAAATTCGTCTGGAAAAAACCTTTTTAACTTTTCTACTTTTAAAACTAACCCTGTAATGTTTTCAGGAATAATATCGTCTGAAGATCTAGGTATAAAAGTGTCGTTATTACCTAACCATCTAAAAAATTTACCCGACGTGTTAACAACAGCACCGTCACTATTAGCATAAGATTCATTAAAACGGTTTAAAGGATAAATTATTTCTTCTGCTTGTTTACTTTTAAAATTAGGTAAAGCCACACCGTCAAAAAACTTTTCATACTTATAACTAGTTTCAGATAAAAAATTTTCATTACGAGCTCTACGACTACGATCATTTAAAGAAGTAGGACTATCGTTAAACTCACTCTCATAATTAACAAAGTCTTTATAAAATTCGTTAAATTCAGGATCTAAACCATATACCATTCTTAAGTCTTTATTGATTGTAGGTTGGTTTTTTAATGGCATTTGATCTGCGTAATTATTTATTGATTCAAATTTAAAAGTTGATGGTGTAGCTAAATTATTAAAACCGTTCTCGTTATCAAAAAACAGTCTTTGAAGTGCATTGATGTTAAGTGGATTTTGATTAATCATTTCTTGAACATCTTCTAAAGACTCCTCACTTGAACTTCCAAAAGAATCAAAATCAAGTTTTTCAGTAGGTTGATTTCCACTAGGAATTAAGTCTGTGGCTTGTATTTCAAAATTATTTTTACCTATAAAGTCTAAAACTTCCTGTTGAGTAAATTCAGGTTTAGAATTTAAAAAGTCTAGTAAACCTGTGGCTTTTATTTCACTGTCTTTTAATGGGAAACCTTGTTTATTGGATATTTTTTTTAGTTCGTTTAAAAATGCTTGACCTGAACCTTTTTTACGGACTAAAAATTTTGAAGACTCTTGCAAAGGACTAAAAAAATAATTATCAGGAGTTAAATTACTTAAAGCACCTAACTCAAAACTTTTATTATCACCAGTAGGCACAACACCAAACACTCCCATGTTTAAAAAATTTTCTACACTTTTAGGCATTTGACGAGGTAAAAGTTTACTTTTATTTTTTTCAACCACACCTGCTACAAAATTTATACCACTTTTAGTTAAAGGAAATGCTTCCGCAGCAGAAAGACCAACATCTAAAACAGGCATAAAAGAGTCTGTCATGCTGGCAGTTGGATCACCTGCCTCTAGTCTTTTTTGAAGTTCGTCTAGTTCTCCTACTGCTCTTTCACCTGTAAAATATACACCAGCAGGAGTAAAATCTAAAGCACCTATGCCACCTTGACTTAAAGGTGCTCTGTAGTCACCTACTATAAAACGTGATGCTGTTGCTGCAGTGCCAAAAGGTACTGAAAACCTTTTATTTAAAACATCTGTTACAAAGTTTCTAACTTTGTCTTGAGAGGTTTCTGTGTATGTACTGAAGTAAGGTTGGTTTTCTTTTTTGTATTGCTCTATTTGTTCTTTTGTGATTGGTATAGGTTGGTTGTTTTTTAAGTTAGTTTCCTTAGGATCAAAAAAATCAGTAACAGGTTCAACTACCTTTTTTTTAAAATCTTGTAAAAAACTAGGGAATATACTACTTTTTTGTTCAGCCACTAAACTTGCCCACCTGTTAGTACTGATGCTAAAATTGCTAGCACCTCGTTAAAACCTTTGTCGAGTTTTTTTGCAAGTTGTGCAAATTTTTTAGGACTAATTTCTGTAGAGGAAATTTTTCTACGTTCTAAAAATTTTTTTGCTGCTCGTATTTCTGCTTGTGCTACTTTTTTGATTTTAGTTTTACTCATATTTTTTCACCATGCTTTACAAGACCAATATCTTGCCTTTGTTTTTGGTCCAGGATTATCACAATTATGTCTACTTCTAAAGTTACTTCTGCGACCTTTTTGATTTTTTTTAATTTTCATATTTGGGTCGCCAAAAGTTACCCTGACAACTCTTTCACCGTCTTTAACAAAAACCACTGACTTTTTTTTACCGTAACTTGTTTCTCCTTTACGAATATATCTAGGACTGTTTAAAGTTACTTTTTTACCTTTATAAGTAGCCATTTTGTTTAACCTTTGTGAACTTTTTGTATTTCAAAACTTGCCTTTTTAACTGCACCTTTATGTGGTTTGTATTCACCTTTCATAAGTTTGTAGTTGTTTTTACCTGATTTCATCCAGTGGAAACCTTTGGGTGCTTGAACAGTTTTTTTCATGCTCGTTTTCTCCTAACAGTTTTTGCTGCAGATTTAAAATTAGCTTTTGTTGGTGCACCTTTTGCTCCTGGTTTTTTCATACGTTCACCACTACCAGCTTTAATTCTTTTACGTTTTGCGTGTATGTTTGCGTATAGTCCTTTTTTCATGCTTTTTTCTTTTTCCCTTTTTTAAGTAAATCTGCGTCTGCCTTACGAGCACCACCTTTACCAGTGGCAAAACTTCTAACCCTACCTATTGCCCAACTTGTAGGTGTTTGTCCAGGACGAGAGCCTGACGAATAGTAAGCACCCATGCCTCTTTTGGCAACTTTACGGAGTTTGTCTTTAGAAAAACCAGACGACTTACTATACTTGTCTATTGCTGCTTCTAGACCACCACCTTTTTTAGTCTTTTTTTTAGCTGTACTTTTTTTTGTAGCTTTTTTTGACATTTTTACTCCTTTTTTTAGCTATACGTTCCATGTCTGCTTTAGTTAGTTTGCCTTCACGGTACTTTTTAGCTGTACTTTTAATTTCGGACTCTTGTGCTTTTTCATTTTTTGCACCACGCACATACTTTACATTTACACCTTTTTTGGTTTTTGGTTGTTTAGCAAATTTACGCTTTTTTTGCACGACGTTTTTTCCTTTTTTTAGCTAAAGTTTTTAAATCAGCACCTGTTATTTTTTTACGAGGTGGTGCTACTGCTGCAAGTTTTTTCTGTTTTGGGGAATATTTACTAAATGGCATAATTTTAATCCTCTGTTTTATATTTTAATTTTGATTTTGGTATAATGTTTTCAAACTCTGTGGCAGCACCCTCAAAAAGTTCTCCAAATTTATCAAATATTTCTTGATCAGTTGCATTAGGAAACTTTTGTTGTAACTCGTCAATCATCTTTTCTAAAAAACTTCCTTCAAAACCGTCTGGAACTAGCGCATCATTATCTATTGCTTCAGCGATAAAATCAGCATCACTCATGAAAGGTAAATAATCCAACATCAAGCTCGTTGGACCTTCATTATCTATTACTAATTTAATTTCATCCACTAATTTATTTCTAAAAACATCTAAATCACTTAATTTAAAATCTAAAAAAGGAGTTTCTTTAACTGGTTCAACAGACTCTAACCCTTTTTTTACTAAGTTTGTTAATGCGCCACGAGGTAACATTGTTTGTAGTGCTGCACCTCCAGCCCTTTTTAAAAAGTCTCTACGTTGCGCAGGTACAACTTCCTGTTTTTCTACAGGTACAACTTCCTGTTTTTCTACAGGTACAACTTCTTTAGACTCTTTTAAATTACCTAAAGCTCCTAAATTTTTAGGTAATATTCCTTTTATAATTTTAGTTATTTTAGCCATATTTTAATCATCTTCTAAAATTATTTCTAAAAATTCTGTTATTTCTGGATCTTTGTAACCTGATTTTTTCAACCTATTTACAAATAAACCTAACAAATCCTGTGTTTGCTGTTTTCTTTTAACAAATTTTTCTGGAGTTAAATTGTAACTTTTTAATATACTTTTAATTTCATCTACATAATCTTGCTCTGTGTCAGGCAAATAATCGTTATTTGGTGTTTGTTGAATTCCATGCGTATAATTAAAAAAGTTATTAACATCTTCATCAGAAAGTGAATCAGCATTAATAAACTCTTCAGAATCGCCTGCCTCTCTAAAATAAAAATCTTCTATCAAATCTTTTGTAGAAGGATCTTCATTTACCATATCATCTATAGATGCCTTTTTAAATTCCATAGAGTTAATAAGTTTGTTTTTAAATCTATTTATTGGTATATCTGGTTTAGTTTCAACAGACTTTAGTCCTTTTTCTACTAAATTTGTCAATGCACCACGAGGCATTAAACTTTGAACAACTGTTCCTCCAGCCCTTTTTAAAAAATCCCTACGTTCCGCAGGTACAGTTTCCTGTTTTTTGTCTAATGATACAATGTCTTTAGGCTCTTTTAAATTGCCTAAAGCACCTAAATTTTTAGGTAATATGCCTTTTACAATTTTAGTTATTTTAGCCATATTTTAATTTTTTACCAAATAACATTATTTTACCTTTTTTCCAAAATTTGTTTTACCTGTTTCAATTAATTTATCCATATTATCTAAAATCCATTCTTCCTGTTGTTTGGCATCTTTACCTCCTTTTACAAGAGTGTTATAAACTTGACCAGCCCATGTATAAATATATTTTTTTTGATTATCTGTTAATTCATTAAATCTTTCAGGTTCATTCATATTTGGAATAAGATCCCAATCTATAATTCCTTTTATTTGAGTTTCAGCTATTTTTTTTATTTTTGGGTTTTTACTTTTAAGATCTTGAGTTTGTTTCCAATATGTGTCTCCTGCTTGATTAGATTCTCCAATTAAATCTGCTAATTGCTGTTTATCAGCATCAGGATACTCTTCCATCATTGATATAACAAGTTCATTAGGTTTTCTTTTACCACCGTACCTGAAAAATTCATATGCTTTTTTTATTCCTGGTACAATCACATCTTCATCAACTCCAAACAAAACTGATTCATAATCTCCTTTTTCAGCAAGCTCCTGAACATCTTCTCCGTATCTACCTTTCAAAGCTAACAAAATTATTTCTTCATCCATTAATTTTTTAAAAGAAGAAACATCAAAAATATTTTTTGGTAAAACTTTTTTTGGAACTTCTGTTAATCCTTTTTTTACTAAGTCTGTTAATGCGCCACGAGGCATTAAACTTTGAGCAACTGTCCCTCCAGCCCTTTTTAAAAAATCTCTACGTTCAGCAGGCACAACTTTTTTAGATTCTTTTAAATTACCTAAAGCACCTAAGTCTTTTGGCAGGACACCTTTTATAATTTTAGTTATTTTAGCCAAAAAAAACTTTACTCGTCTATTCTAAGTTGACCATGACCTAAAATTTTATCCATCATCAATCTAGCATCTTCACCACCAAGTTTTAAAACTTTAACCTCGCCCATTGTATCTTCGTCGTGGTAGTTTTCTGACTCGTCGTCTTCTTCTATGTAGTCTTGGTTACACAAAAGCATAAAATTAACTAACTGTTCATCAGTTAAATTTAAACCGTCTGCGTTACGAGAAAAACCCATCTTATTTTCAAACTGTTCCTCTAAAGACTGTACATCGCCTACATTTACTGGTTCCATTTTACTTTACCTCTTTCATTAAATTGTTTAAAGCACCTATGCCTTGTGGTGCACCCATACGTTGTTTAATTTCTTGAATTTTTTGCATTAAATAATTAGTCATTTGCTCATTATTTATCGTCATTGGCGTTTGCTGTTGATTAACATTACCACCTGAAAAAGCATTTGGGTTTATTGGTGGTAGGTTAAGTTTGTTCATTTTTTCTTTGCTCCATTATTATTTTAGCTGAATTTTTTTCTCGTTCAAGCTGTAATTCAGTTTCTAGTTTTTTGATTTTTGCTTGTAAGTCTGCATCAGCTTTAGCTTTGTCTATTTGCATTTTTTGAGATGCTTCAGCTTGTTTAATTTGAATGTCAGACTGTGCTTTGGCTTGGTCTGCTGCAATTTGAGATTGAGTCCTTTGCTGAAGTGCTTGTGCTTCAAGTTGGGCAAGTTGTTGTGCATATTCTAATGGGTTTTGTTGTTGATTTTTGGCTAAGTCTGCAATGCCTTTTATTTGTTGCATTTGTGGTGCTTGTGCTACTACTTGTGCAGCACGTTGACTAATTAACATGTCTAACTCAGGATTAATATTATCAAACGCAAAATCTTTATCCCTTAAATTAGGTAAATTAGGTAATGGCATGGCGACACTTTGTTGCATACGTTCACGGTAAAGTAAAGCAATATGCTCAGCAATATGAGCAGTTAACACTGGACCAATACTTTGTTGTGTTACAGGATTGCCTGCTAAAGAAGGATCTTGCATAAATTGTAAATGCACGTCAATATGTGACTGATGATCCTGTTCAGGGAATGCCTTTATTGGTTTACCGTACATGACTGAAAGGTTTTCGTCTATTGGGTCTAAACGTGGTGCAAGTTTTGGTTCTTTTAATATTTCGTCAATATTAGGTATACGGATTGCTTCGTACATACGTTTGTATGCTTCGTATATGTCGTGAAGTTCTGGAGCACTGTTTGCCATTTGTAAAACTGCTTGTGCTTGAGCAATACGTTGTGCAGTGCTGAAAATGTTTGGATCACTAACAGGTACAACGTCTATTTTTTTATCAAAATCCGTAGCATAAACTAAATTACTACCATCTGTACTATTAAATTCAAACGAGTCAGGTAAATGTTCAGTGTTTAAAAGTGCTATGAGTTTAAACTCTTCACCTTGCGAGTGGTGTAAACGTTTATGTATGGCGCTGAAACTTTTACTACCTTGTTCTATGAGGGCAACAGTTGAACCCACTGGCGCATTAGGATTAACATCTCCTACTTGTAAGTCTGCTGTGGCAGCAAAACGTTGACCAGCATTAATAACAAAACCTAAAAGTTGAAAAAGTGTACCACTTGGCTCTTTAAACGGTAACGGCATAATAGACTTGCTTATGTCGTCTACTGTTGCGTCTAAGTCTACAAACTCTCCAGGATTAACTTCAATATCTCCACCGTTCACTCTGCCTTTTAGTTTAAAGCCACCTTGCATATTGGCAAAACTTGCTGAATCTAAAAGTGCTCTTAAAGCACCAGTTGCAGCTTTACCTAGTCCACCAATTAAATGATAAAGTCCAAAACCATAAAAACCTAGTCCTGGAAGAAACTTATAACTAACAAACCAATTACGTTTATTTTTTTCTTCATCCTGTTCAAACCAGTTACGTCTAACACTAACTATTTTTTCTGAATCTGCATCTACGGTAACAATGTAAGGTAAAGCGACCTCGTTTTCATTTTGCTCACTAGGTTCATCAAACGACTGGTAAACGTGCATTTCTAAAAGTGTAACCATTTGATCAGTAGCATCGTCACCAAACCTATCAACACCCTCAATCTCACCAACAGTATCGTCATTATAAGTTTCGTCTACTTCTTGCTGACTTTTAATTGGTAAGTAATAACCGTTTTTAACATATTTATTATACTCATTTTTAGGAATCCTAATAACGTGAGTGTAACGGTTAGATGTTATTAAGTCTTCACTTTCTGGTGAAACAACAAAGTCTTCTGCCTTTACAAAAATAGACCTTTGACGGTTTAAGTTAGCATCCCACCATACTTTTTTAAACGTTTGACCTACTAGTGGTAAGTGAAAAAGCATTTGGTCTAGTTCAGGAAAATACTCTGGCATTTGCTGAGTTATTTGAAAGTTCATAAAATCTTTAACTCTGCGTGCTTGGTTTTCTAACTCTTCGTTTTGCTCACCTACAATTACAGTTTTAACTGGACCACCACTAGGGTACAACTCTGTAATGGCTCTTGCGTTAAATTGTGTTGCTGCCTCAGCAATCATAGGATGTACAACTGTACTTAAACCACGTGTTGCTCGTTCTTCTTCGTTTTCTTCTAAGCCACCCTCTACGTCTAAAGTTTTAAGTCCTTCTTTGTAACGTCTTTCCCAGTCTGATCTTGACGACTTGTCATTTTGGTAACAAGTTAACAACTCACTAGCTATACGGTCTAAAATTCTTTGATCAATGGTTTCTGCTAAATTTTCATCAAACTGTGACTCTACTTGTTCAGGTGCAGAGTCTAATTGTGGGTCGCCAACTAAAACTTCGTTGTCGTTTAGTTTTTCTACTTGTAAGTCGTCTGGTGGTGCACCCTCGGCAAAAGGTATATTGTTAATTGGTGGTTGTTGTTGTTCAGCCATACATTGTCATCCTTTTTTGAGAAAAATCTTTATATTCATAATTGTTATCTTCATAGTCTGTAGAGTGCGTTAAAAAATATCCTTTTCGTAGTCTTAACCATGCTTGGGTACAAGTGTCTACAATATCGTCATTGTCTCCTGCAGGAAAAGCAGAACATATTTCTATTAAGTCCTTTGCCCATTTTCTATTATAAGGATAATATATTTTGCCATCTTCTAAAAGCACTGAAGAAGAATGCGCACGTGCAACTTTATCACGATCTGGTAAGTATGATAAAACAGGGATTCCTGCCATGCGTAAGTCTTGTAATAAACTTTGACCAGATGCCTTTTTTTCTATTAACACTGCGTCTGGTTCGTATTCTTCGTAACTTTGTTGTGCTATTTTACGCAAATCAGGATAACTCACCCTACCATACCACATATCTAAAACAATAGCACAAACTGAACCTTTGTGAGTAAATGCTCCCCATGTTGTGCGTGCAGAGTAGGAAGTTTTTTCTTTTTCACTAAACGCAGTATCCCAGCTTTGTATAACGTAGTCTATTTGAGGCAGGTCGTCTTTTTCCCATGGAACCCACCACTCTTTTTTTAAAATACCACCACCTTTGGGCATTGGTCTTTGTTGTAACTGACCTGCAGATGCATAACTACCTAAACTTTTTTCTAAAACAGTAAGTGTGTTATTGTCTATTCTTTCTGGCCATAGTAACTGACCTTCTTTAGTTCTTGGGTCTGTAAAAAATAATTTTGACTTTGTAGGTGTTGGGTGTCCTATTTCGTATCTTGCTGGTAAGCATAAATGATCCCATTCATTTTTTAAATCGTTAGCTATGATGTGTCCTGTTAAGTCGTTTTCATGCACCCTTTGCATAATTATTACAAAACAGCCTGTTTTTGGATCGTTAAGTCTGGTTTGCATAGCTTGGTCCCACCACTCTAAAACACCTTGTCTAACTGTAGAAGATTCTGCCTCACGCACATTATGAGGATCATCAATAACAATAATATCTCCACCCTCACCTGTCAAAGCACCATCTACACTAGTGGCAATACGATAACCAGTTTTATTGTTTTCAAAACGTTGCTTTTGATTTTGGTCAGTAGTTAACTCAAAACTATCACCAAAGTAACTCTTATACCATGCACTGTCAATTAACCGTCTACACTTTACAGAATCTCTAATAGATAAACTGCCTGCATAACTTGCAAAAAGAAAACGTTTTTGCGGACAATGAGTCCATGTCCATGCAGGTAACGCAACAGCAACACTAATAGACTTCATGTGTCTTGGGGGAATGTTTATTATTAGTCTTTTTATTTGCCCATTGACAACTGCTTGTAAATGTTCACTTACTGCATCTATGTGCCAGTTGTCGTAAAAATCACGTCCTGGTTCAATTGTCCCCCAAGAGTTTTTGGTGAACTCCTTCAGAGACCTCTTCATTTTCTCTGCTTTCACCTGATTCAACGACAGACTGCTCAATAATTCTTTCAATTGTTCCGAGGTCATTGTCTGATATTCTACTAATGTCTATAATTTTTTTCTCTTCAACTTGTGCCTTTACTTCAACTGCCTTTAAATCTGGCACACATTTACCTAGTAAAGTTTTTGCAGCCAAAACTCTTAATTCTGGATCTGCGCAAATTTTACCCATGTCTGTAACTATGCCGTCAGAACTTTGACTATAAACGGGAAACATTTCTTTTCCCTGCATAACTTGTGCTAAAAAACCCACTGGATCAGCTTGTCCCATAATCCAGTTAATTGTTGCATGGTGATTCCACTTATAACGTTCTTTTCTGGTTCTTGATGGCTTTTGATTTTTCATTGGTTCAACGGATTTAAACCTACCATCCCAAGACTCTGGTTTAACAGGTGGACCATCTTTGACAGGTCTTTTAACTTGTACTTTTTCTGAAACGTGTTTTTTATTACTCATAAACCAATAAAACTGAAAACTTAATAAAAATAAGTGTAATGTATTTTTTAAAAAAAATAAAGTAAAAAAAGAGATGCCCAAGCTAACTTCTCGGGAGAAAAGCTATAATACTTGGGCAAAACTAAGAGGGTATATTATTTATATTATAATTTATATAATAAAAAATAAAAGGAGGAATTATCATGTTCATTGTAGACATTATTTACACACTAATTATAGCTGTTGTAGTTGCTATGGGTATTATTATAATGCTAGATAAATATTAGGCTGGATAACAAAAAAGTTACCAAACACTGGTATACGTTACCACTAACTTTTTTTTCTGGTAACCATTCAACAGTGCAGTAAAAAATACTGTCTTGAAAAAAAGTTACCACAGTTACCACAATTATTGAAATTTTAGGAATGAAAAAAATTTCCCTGATTTCTTTTCTTATAGTATAAAATAGAATATAATTAGTTTATCTACTGAGAAAGTTTTACTGAGAAAGGAGTATAAGTTTGTCAAAAGTTTATGTAGTTAACAGACCTGTAGAGAATAAGTTTGGCTGGGTTCCAGATTTAACTGATGCTACTCGTTACGGTACATTAGAGATAATTTTTGAACCTAATGAAAAGCCACAGTTTCTTCCTGGACCATGCTTACTAAAAGCTCGTAGAGTTTTAAAAAACTTTAGTCCAGAGGACTATTTACTTTGGGCTGGAGGTGGTGACCCAATCGCTGTTATGATTAGTGCAATTGTAGCCAGTGAAAAGTCGCCACTACTTAGGGTGCTCCGTTGGGAGCGCAACGTTGAACAAGGTTCAAGAGACCGTAGGCAAGGTTGGTACATGCCTATAACTTTAGAACTTAACAAAGGAAAATTATCGTATGACTGATACAATTAATTTGCTAGATGACACGGCACCAGTGTCACAAAATTTAGGTGAGGTATCTACTTTAGCAAAACAATTAAGCGAGGTTGAAAAACGTATTGCTGAACTAGAGTTTAAATTAAAAGAGTATAAAACTTTGCGCACTAAAATTAGTGAAGTTGATTTGCCTGAAATTATGCAGGAACTTAACTTAAAAAACTTTACTTTAGATGATGGTACTAAAGTGACGGTGACTGATTTTATTAGTGCAAGTTTACCATCTGGTACAGCAATTTTAAAAGCACGTGGCGCAGAACGTGAAGCATTAGTAGAACGTAAAAGTGCAGGGCTAGATTGGTTGCGTGAAAACGGTGGAGCTGATTTAGTTAAAAACAACGTGTCGGTTGCGTTTGGTAAAAATGAAGATGCAGACTGTGAAAAGTTTGTTGAGCAGTTAAACTCTCAAAACTTATTTTATAAACGCAGTACAGAAGTGCATGCTGGTACTTTAAAAGCATTCATTAAAGAAAGTCTTTCATTAGGTAAAAACGTACCACAAGACACATTTAAAATTTACAACGGTCGACGTGCCGACATTAAAAAAGGGAGTATATAAATATGAGTAATAGTAAAGCAGTGACTACGGTTGACAATAGTATATTGTTAGAAGATTCAGCTGACAACAAAAACATGAACTCGGAAGACTTAATGATTCCACGTTTAAGTATTCTTCAGGCTCTTAGTCCACAAGTGAACAAAAGGGATGGTAGTTATGTAGAGGGTGCTGAGGCAGGTTTTATTTTTGATAATGTAGCTAATAAGTGTTTTGACGGTGAAAAGGGTATAAATGTTTTGCCTATTAGTTACCGTAGGGCTTACATTGAGTGGAAAGCTGACAGAGGTGGTTTTGTAGCTGACCATGGTAACAATGCCTCAGTTTTGGAGGGTTGTAGTAATGTAGATGGTAAAATGGTAAACAGTGAAGGGAATGAAATTGTTACCAATGCTGAGTATTTTGTTTATGTATTAGAAGAAGACGGTACTCACAATCCTGCCATTATAAGTATGAGTAGTAGTCAGCTGAAAAAAGCACGCAGGTGGAACAGTATGATTAACCGTTTACAAATACCTAACCCTACTAAAAAAGGTGAAACGTTAAACCCTGCAATGTTTTGGACAAGTTACAAGTTAACCACTGTGCCTGAGGAAAATGATAAAGGTAGTTGGTTTGGTTGGAATGTAACTATGAATTACGATGCAGCGAGTGGTGGCATTTTGAAAAATCTACCTAACGGAACTAATCTGTATTTAAGTGCTAGAGATTTTAAAAAGCAAGTAACTGCAGGTAGTATTAGTGCTAGTGCACCACCACCATCTGAAGATCCTGAAACTTTATAATTTTTAATATCTTTGAAAGGGCAACTGTTACGT